CGTTCGAGACGTGGACAGCCTGGCGTTGCCGATCGATCTCCCAGTGAACACGAGCTCGTACGGGAACAAGTTCGGGGACGCCAATGACAATATTGGTTACTAATAACAAATGCTTCGGTATGCTGCTTTAACGAGAGAACTTCCAAAAGTCATCACAAGACTTCAATCCAGGGGTGAGAAAATAATTGTCGACTACGCCAGGGAAAACTGCGACGCGTCCGATGCCGGGGCCGTGGCAGACATGAACCGGGCCGTCATGCGAACCCTCCCCGCTGGATCGATGTGTGCTCTGAAGATATCTAGCTTCGGTGGTCCAGACATTGCCATGGAAGGCATAGACGTCCTGGCGCGGCATGGGAAACTTCACGGGATCAAGGTGTGCATAGACGCCGAGGACGTGGTGTACCCAGAGCTCACCTACAACATCTTGGCATCACACAACACCCCCGATCGGGCACACGTGTACAAGACGTACCAGATGTACAGGCGCAAGGCTATGGACGAACTCCTGGAGGACATCGAACACGCACACAAAGACAAGGTGATGCTCGGGGCCAAGCTCGTGCGCGGGGCATACCTTCGCACTCAAGACGGGTTGTTCGACAACAAACACGACGTCGATCACGAGTACAACAAAGCGCTGGCGTACGCACTAGTGTGTCCGCACGTGCACACCATCGTGGCCACACACAACGAGCGTTCGCTTCGTTACGCATCCAAGTTCGACCAAGCTCGGTACGTGACGGCCCAACTCTTGGGCATGGGGCGACCACTCGGAAAGGTGAACTACCGCTACGTGGCGTTCGGCTCACTCAAAGAACTCACACCTTACCTATTCAGGCGCCTCTGCGAACGCGCCTCGTGGAACTGAATGCCGAACCTGTGTGTCATGAACTTCTTGGCCAAGCCCATGGATGGGTAGCTCCACAACAACCACCGGCTCCAGAACCCGGCCGTTCGGACACCACTGATCTGCCAGTTCTCTTTAGTGCTCGTGTCCACGCGCGCCATGAGGCGGTGGATCTCCGACGGATTTCTTTCCAGCTGCACAAACTTCGGGATCACCCCGCCGTGCCTCTTCACGTAGGCTCGCATCCTGGCCGGGTTCCTGTGCAGGGTGTAGTCGCTGTACCCGGCACCTCCGAAGTCCACGTGTTTGCCGTCAGTGAACACTACTCTGTACTTGTGCTTAGGACTGGGGCTCTTTATCAGGGCGACCTTCATCTTAATGTACATAAACATTTTTCACGTTGAATGAGTAAGTTCTATTTTCCAAAGTCATGGCTAACATCGCCGCCTTTGAAAACTACCTTCTCGCCAACAACTTTAAACCGTCAACCATCCGCCAGTACAAATCCATCGTGCGCAAGGCCGGCGTGGCCGAAAAGCCCAAGCGCGTGACACTCAAAACCCTTCACAACCTTCGACTTTCCGACGACGACCCGAACGGCCACAAGTATCGTGCCCTCCTGTGCTACCACAAATTCCAATACAATAAGCCAATCTACGCTAACGGCCCGCGCAAACAAAAAATTCCATTCATCGATTTCGTTCTGTCCCTGAACACGCGTGACAACATACTTCGCGCGCTCTGGCTTCAACAGTGCGGCTACGCCACGGGCACCATCAACACCTACCTCGATGCGTGGTTAAAGCACGGCCACGACGCGCACGGAGATTACCACCGCGCCGAATCCGCCATGCGCATGTACGACCCGAAACAGGTCATCGTCCACCATCCGTTGATCAAGAAACATCTTGCCCAGGCCACCCCTTAAAGAAAATCAATTTTGTAATCCAGACAGAAAATCATCATGAATGAGATCATCGTACAACGCATCCGTGACGGGTGTGATTTAACAGTGTTACAAGCTGAATATGTGTTCCCGGACACGGTTCGTTTCACGGGGGAAATAAAAATTTCCCCGTCCGACGACGAGATCGCCCCATACCTCCCGAAGAACGTGTGCCGGTCCATTCAGTGCGAGGCATGCGGGGAGTTCCGGGATATCCCACCGAACGCAAAGGTACCGACGGAGGGAGACTGGACGTGCCAAGACGCAGACTGGGAAAACTATGACTGCTCCGCGCGCCGGGTGTGCAGTAACGAAGACTGCATCGTGCACCATCCACCACCACCGACGACTGATGACTTCACTTTGAATATAAAAGATTTCAGAGCTTCGTCTGAACACGAAGGGTTTATGGAAGACAGTCACGGAGATATTCTTGATGAAAATTTTTACACTCGTCAAAGAAAAAGGACGAAAGGTGAGATTGACCCTGAAAAGGTGAAACAGATTTCACTGATGATGAAGGCGAAGTATGCGCCACCGGTAGATTCTTCCAGAAGCGTGTTGTGCTATGGAAAAGTTCAAACCGGTAAGAGTAAAATGCAGTTCGTCATCATGTGGTTTCAAATCTTCTGCGGAGACGGCACGGGCGTCATACACGTACTTCAAAACAACAGATTGTCTCTCGAACAAAATATCAAAAGAGACTACGCCGATTTCAGAAAAGAAGTGCACGGATTTTGCAAAGAAATAGGCATCGATGAAAGCGAGTGGCAAAATTATATCTTCGATTACATCCCCAATCCAACGAAGATCGCACGGAAGAACACGGTGTACGTGTGCATCGCGAACCCGATTCGTTTGAATAATTTGGCGTCTTATTCCACATCGAATCCAGTGTGCATCATCGTAGATGAGAGCGACGCGGTCGTGAAAACGAGCGAAGGTGGCATGACCATGACGGAACGAGCTTTCGACAACATGGCCGAGACTGCTCGAAAATTCTACCTTTTCACGGCGACGCCATTCGCCAATCTCAACCGTTTGAATTTTTTCACAGAACTGTATGTGTTGCCAGTGCCGGAAGGGTATCGTTTCTCCACTTCCGAGAAAATCAAAAAGCACTTCGTCGACCAAAGCCTGTTCCAAAACACAGATCAGATTGTGGACTTACTGCACGACGAAATATTTCAAATTGACTTTGGTGATTTCCCTAACGTGACTTTGGTGAATTTCACGAAATACCAGAAAAAGATGGGAGAGCTCAAGACGAAAATAATACGAAAGATGGGCCAAGAAAACGTCCACGTGATCGTGTTCAACAGTGATGAACATACATTCCTCGGTAAAGAATTTCACGTCATGGGTGAGATGTTCACGGAGATTGGAAAAAACTTTTACGAAGGTGGTGACAAAAGACCTGTCGTCATCATTTCTGGCAATATGGCTGGCCGAGCAGTGTCTTTCAGGTGTTCCAACAAAGGTCGGTCCATGCTCACTTCCATGATCTACGAAACCTCGGACGCGTCCAACGAAGCCGCAGTCATCCAAGCGCAACGGTTGAGTGGTGTGTATGCCGAAGACGTGCCTTGCCAACACCTGTACTGCACGGAAAAAATGTATCGAGACATCGAGAGTGCCGATAAGAATGTCCAAGCCTTCGTGGAACAAATCCTGAACTCCAAGAATTGTGTGTCCACCCGCGAAGCCTTGAGGGGTACGGTGATTTTAGACACAAAACGCAAGTTCGATCGCGAGGCTGTGGACGACACGAAACGCCAAAAAGTGCAGAATGTCTTCTACGACACTAGATCAGAGGTTGAGAAATCTTTCCGCGGGCGTTTCGAAATCAAAAAAGTTGTGGTTCTCACAGACACGGAAAGGGTGGGTGCAATCCCTCTCCCCGCGTCGCAGGAATTCAATTACGGGAAAGAAATTCGAAGCATTCGTAATCAAGCGGTGGAAGAAATCCGAAAGAAGTACGTGGACTGTGATTGGCTTCCGGACAACAAAGGTTATCACGTGTGTTGGAACAACGAGCGCTTCAACACTTTGTTCGACATCGAACGCCGCATCAAACACGAACACTACCGGGTATGCGCAGTGACTTTTGGTGACCCGCACAGGGAAGGGTCGCAAACGAAGATGCCCTACGTCACGTGGAAGCCCGAATATCACGACATCACCAAGTGTAACGAAGAAGGTGTGCTCTACCTCTTCATGAACACCAGGGGCCAGTGGGGTGGTTACCTTCCGCGGAAAATGAAAGAATTAAAAGTACTCGCACACGAGTAGATATGCCCGAATTCAAAATCAGGCCTGGCACCACGGATGAAAAAGTCGTGGAAGAAGTCATTAAGAGAAACTGCTACGAGCACAAGAAGCTTGGTTTTTTTTTGAAAGATTGCCCAGTTTGGCTCGATCTCGGTGGTAACATAGGAACCTTCTGTTGTAAAGCATCTGAACACGGCTGTAAAGTGATCTCCTACGAACCCGAAGAAGAAAATTTTCAAATTCTCAACGAGAATGTGCGTGCGAATGCGAGTAATGTGGTCACTGTGAAATCGGGTGTCGTGGCCGGGCCCACGGGTGAACTCGAGCTTTATCTGTGCAAAGGTGACTACAACAAATACAGGCACACCATTTTCAAAAAACGCGGAAGGCAATCCGTGACGATCCAGGTGAAAAACTTCAAGGAAGCCTTGGCCGAACACAAACCAAATGGGGTGAAGATCGACATCGAGGGTGCAGAGATTGACATCTTAGATTCCATGGAACCGGGTGATTGGCCAGATCACGTGACCCATCTAGTGTTCGAGTACAGCTTCGACATCGACAGTTCCACGGCCAGGTTCAAAAGGATTGTGGACAAGCTCCGCGAAGCCTTCGCCACCGTGCATCACCGAAAGGTGAACTTCGAAGAGGAACACTTTAAGCACTGGCCGGCCGCGGTAATTGTCTATGCAAAAAAATGAACTACAAAAACAGATATGGTTCGTGAAATCTTTTTAGACGGTCCATCAAAAGAAGCCCCACCCATGGGTTCTTTCGTGGACGATTTCTCCACGATCATCGAGGAAGACTGTGATTGCTACGTGGATGGGCAGGTGTTATTCAAATACCGGACGAATGTGTTTTCGGAGGATCTCCTCACCCTGGCTTCGGATGCCTTTGAAAAGTTCGCCCGAAGGAACAAGACGGACAACCGTGGATTGGCCGCCGGGCTTTTGGAGAACGGTAAGGCGAAGCGCACCGTGGGAAAAGTCACGCGAGGGCGCCCGGTGAACTCAAGCATCGCTGGATACACCGACACGCTCACCATCATGCAACGCAAGGAGGCTCTTCAGAACAATGAAAAACTTTCCGAACTCTGTCGGCTCACGGCGTTCACGAAGAATAATCTCGAAAAATTCGAGACAGCCATTCCATTCTTCCAGGCGATCGATCGCAAGTACGCCGAGCTCACACCCGAACACCACGCTCGGCAGAAGGCGTTTTCCAAGAACGTCATGCCCGAGGCCATGATCGGTGACACCGTGTTTAGCACCGTCACGTGTAATTTCAACTGGCGCACGGCGTGTCACGAAGACAAGGGAGACTTCGAGGAGGGTTTGGGAAACCTCACTGTGGTGGGGAACGACGATTACGAGGGTGGGCACATCGGGTTTCCCAGGTTCGACATTGGCGTGAACCTTCGCCACGGGGATTTCATCGTGATGAACGTGCACGAAATGCACTGCAACTCGAAAATGGTGACCCACGAGAAGTCTAGGCGTTTGAGTTTCGTATGTTATCTTAGGAAGAAACTAGAAAATTGTAAATATATTAAAGCATAAACATCGAACTATACTTATGTGCCTAAACTATTATAAATCTCAAACCGAAGAACTGTGTAAGAGCAAAGGATGGGACCGGGCCTCGCTCGAGGCCGTGTTCCTACTCCTCACCGAAGAGTTCGGGGAGTTGGCGTCGGCCGTTCGTCAGTACAAACGCGTGTTCAAGAAAACCGGGCTCAAAAAGGAGCGAGGGCAAGACGTAATGATGGAGATGGGGGATGTGTTTTCCTACCTATTCCAGCTCGCGCACATGCTAGATGTCGACTTAGATGAGATGTGGCGGGTGCACCAGACAAAGGTAAGTCATAAAAAATATTGTTGTATTAAATCATAGTATGATGAACGACGTCCAACCATTTGTCGTGCAGGAGTATAGCCTTCCAGGCACTGCACGAAAAATTGGTGACTTTGCCGATTACACGAAAGAGATCGACGCGGGTAAGGGATGGGAGTTCGCCAAGCGAACGCCGCTGTGTGAACACACCTCCGTGGGTGGTTTCCGTGGCCCCGAGTTCTGCTCCGATGCCGAAGCCAACTGCCCGATGCTCAGGGAGCTTCACCCGAGAAGGAACATCGAGTACCCACCGAAGAAGGCTGAGAACCCAGAAGGGCCGGTGGTGTCACCGAAGATCACCGCGAGCCACGGGGGGGCTGACCGCGCCTTGGATGTTATGATCATCGCGTTGGTCATAGCTCTAATTGTATCAGTTTGGCGACGTTGAAAAACTTTTCCAACCTGTGCGCGTTTGTGCAGTTGTAGATGATCTCCGGGATCGTCTCTTTGCAAAAATCTTTGACGAAATTTTTTTGCCAAGAAGACGACGGGTTGATATAGGGTGGTTGAAAAGTTGGATCGAGTATTTTCGACGCGTGCATCAAACGAAAGTGTGGGGTCGAGTGTTCCACCGCGATGTCTGCCATCTTTTGAAGCACCTCGACGTTCTTTTCCACCATGGTGTCCAAGAACTTATCGACAGCCACATTTTGTTTCATGCACAAAATCTGGTTCCAACTCCCGAGGGGTTTGGTGTTGAAGTAATCCTTGAACACCTCGTACTGGTTGTTGCCGGGGACAAATTTAGTGTATTCGATTTCAACGTAATCAATGCCAAACTCTACGTCATTCACGACTTTTGCTGATTTTAAGTAGCACATTAGTTTAAATCTGGTACGTCTTCTTTAAGTCTTCTGCCACCTTAAGCTGAGCCTCGAGTTTGGCTACTTCTTCATTTTTTTTCTGTTCGAGGCCGGCACACTCATGGGTCTCCGGGAGGCGACAATACAGGCAAACTTCCTGTTCGCAGTGTTTGCACTGCATAATGTCTGTCAAGGTGCACTTCTTGGTGCACTTCGGGCACTTCATTTTTTATGGTAATTTTTGAGAATTTTATTTTTAAGGAACGCGTCATTTCACGACGCTTCTTCACCGATGGACGCGCTCTTCCCATGTAGCGCCGGTGACGATTACCACATCCACGTGGCCACGGATGTGGGCTTGTTCCGCGTCTTCTACAACACTATCAACAAGATCCACACCAAGGTGTGCGAGATGGGTGGCCCGGCCGGCTACAAGATCGAACCGTGCGAACGCAATCCCGATGGTTGCAAGACGGTCGTGTTCCCGGAAGTCGTGGAAAAGTACACCATTTCAGTCATCATGGCCAGTTTTGAATTAGAAATCGCCAACGATCCCACCCTGCCTCGGAGTGAATTCGGTGACATGTGCCTTTTTATAACCCCTTAATGCCGAAGGATTTTGTAATTTACATAAAAAAATGTTTGAGCCCATAGCTAACACTACTTTCTCATACGTGCTCACACTCGATGAGTTCCGATCCGGCTTCGCCGAGGCCACTCGGCCGTCTTGGGTGAAGATCACCACGATCACCATGGTGTCTTCTCTCGGCCAACCGGTGAATGTCCACAAGCTCCGGCAGATCTTCACTGATCTCGGCCCATTCAAGCTCGTGCGAGAAGGAGGAAGGGGCAAGTTCGTGTGGAGCCTGAAGCCGACGTCATTCTATAATCAGATCACTCTGACGTACGCCGACGCGTACAGCACGAAGAGCATCAAGGTGTTCCCGAACGGTGCGGTGCAGGTGGCGGGATGTTCTGATTTGTTCGACTGCAATCGCATCATCAAGCAGTTGCAGTGCATTTTCAAAAAATGTCTGAACGTGGAGGCCACGTCCTCGGACTTTAGGGTGGTGATGATCAACAGCAACTTCAGCCTAAACTACAGCGTCAACTTGATGTTAGTGGCCAAGCACTTCGAGGACTACCCAGACGTGTTCAGGGTGTCTTTCGAGCCGGACAGGTACAGCGCGGTGAAGATCAAGTTCGCACCAGCGGAGGACATGAAAGTCATCACCGTGAGTATATTCTCGACGGGGAAGATTATAATCACGGGGGCGGAGACTTTGAAGGAGATTGCCTACGCGTACAAGATCATCAACACACACATAGATAGGTGCCCTGAGATCAGGCACACACCTTCACCGGAGAAGGACGTGTTCGACACGTTCATGGGGCACAAGTGTGGCACCCTCGTGGAGAACCTCAGGAAGAAAGGTTTCAAGTCTTGGGTGCACACCACCCAAAATCGTAAAATAAATTTTCTCCCTTTGTAATATATACCAAAAAATGTCGCAGCGCATGGGCATGGCTGACGGGAGATGTTTCACCGTGAACAACTCTTCCCAACTCTTCAACAACTACGTGATGCAAAAGCACGGCATCGCGGCCGAGGACAACTACTCGTACAGAAAGTTGCTTCAACAAAAGGGTCCGAGCCTCGTCGACGATATCCGCGAGCAACAGCAAGGTAAGGGTCCGTGTGTCAAGTGTGACAAGCCGATGATGAACCTCGCGCACATGTACTAAAAAATTTTTAGATTTGTAACTTAAGGATGTCGATAACGTGTTCTATATGTCTAAACGATGTCAAGCCCACTAGGCGGAACGCCATCCGATGTGGACATATATTTCACCGGCAATGCATAGAGAATTGGAAATCCCAGGGCAAACACACGTGTCCGGTGTGTCGAAAAGTGTTCGACGTGTCTCAGTTCAAGGTGGTGGTGCAGATAGAAAACAGATTTACCAGCCGGTCGAACGCGGTGACCGCCACTGAACAGGAGGTCTTCAACGTGATCGATCTCATCGACGTCAACTTCGAAGCCGATGACGAGAGTGATTTGGAATCACTTCTTGCCGACTTTGGGATGAGTCTTGCCGACTTTGATGCCTCTATTTTTGACGCAGAATGATGAGCAGTACTTGGAGTAGTTGAGGCCAGGGTAGTTCCTTCCCGCCTTTCGCGGATCTTTGATCATCTTCCCCTTGCTGTCCGTGAGGAGCGGCCCCGTGGCCCACCCTCTCTTGTGTGACCAGAGGTTGCACATGAAGACGATGCGCTTCCCCTTGGCGAATCCACCCACGCGAGCGGCCGCGATCTTGATTCTGTTTTCCGGAATTTTGAAGAAGGACGCCACACTCTTCACGGTGTCTCCCGGTTTGATTTTGTATTCACACACACCGTGTTGGCGGTAGAAGTGAAAGTCCCCTTGCCTTAAGAAATTCGTAGGGCGTCCAGGGCAGACGAACATCATCACCTTGTAGTATCCCTTCTTACACGGCGTGGTGGCGTCCGTGCGGTACACCTTCTTCGGGTTGTCCGAAAGCACGCGCTGCGGAAGCGTCTTGCAGTGGGTGTAGTTGTGATACCCGTTTGACATCCCCGAACGATCGCCAGGGATGCTCTTCTGCCACCTGTAGGCCTCGTAGTCTCCGAAGGCGTAGGCGTAGCAGTTGTTGTTATTCACACCCTTTGGCGCGGACCAACGCCTCGTGGTGTATTTGGGTTCAGACCCACTCAAAGGAAGGACCATTTTATTATACTGAAATATTTTTCTCCACAGAAAGTATAATAAAATGCTCCGTGAAATCACGAAATCGAAGAACAAGTCTGACATGGTGACCGAGGCCTTGGTGGCCCTCTTGGTCGTCCTCATCAGCACCCTTCTTTTGCGATTGCTTTGGAACAGGTCGTTGGTGAAGCACATCACGGTCTTCAAGAAGATCGACAGCTTCCTCGACGCCTTCCTGCTGTCCATCGCCTTGGCGGTGATCAGAGGTTGTTAGATTAAACCTCCTTGTACCCGGTGGTCTTCTTCCCGTTCGGGTCAATGAGCGTCGGGAAAGCCTCGACCTCGGCCGCCTTGCAGCGTTCGGGTTCCTTATCACAGTCGACGAACTCGTGTGAGATCGAGTTCTTCTTCATGTAGTCGACTTGTTTTCGGGTCCATCCACATCCCATGGATCCCAAAACAACATACCCATCTTCCTTGGCC